GGCTTATTTTTGTTTACGAACAGCCTCCATCAGCTCGTGTAAACATAAGTAAGTAGCCTGTAATTCAGGATGTTCGCAATGCTTAATGATTTAGTTATATTGATTAGAAATATAGTAATATTAATTGCTATATTGAGATTTTTTGGTTATGCTGAGATAACTGAGAATGTAGATGTTGAATTGTCTGATACTGCTATTGCTGATAGAAGAGGAACGGTATGTTTATATGTACCAAACAAAGCTGCTACTGAACTAGCTAAAAATAATGCAAAGCCAACATGGCAAGAAATTCTTAATCAATTATTCATAACGCAGGGCATTCCAATAGGTGACGTTAAATATATATTATACACAGAAGTAAATGAGTTATTTCAATCAAAATCGAGGTGTAACTATAATTTGTATGTTGTTCATGGACCAGATGACTTATCGTATACTGCACAACTACTACTTAATAAGTGGGAATGTACTGACTATAATTTTAATGTTTATTATTATGAACAACAAGAAAGACATTACTTAAAGTTCAAAAGTTCAGGTACTAATTGTGTTGCGGTTGCTTGTCCTATAGATTCAACGACTTTAGGAATTGGATGTGTCTCGACTGATGTGAAAACATATGAATCAGTAACCCAACACGATGCGTTTATAGATCTGATTGATCAACAGAAATATAGAATGAATATAACGGGTACACAAGCCATAAACTGTTATTATCAAGATTGTAAATTAGTTGGACCAGATTATTCCTCATATCTAATTGTTGCTTCAACAGAAAGTTATTTTAGAAATGTTGATGGTGACTTAGATCCATTGACTCAGGCTGGAGCAAGAATGTCACGTATAAATTTTAAGCAGTGGTGGCAGGTATTTTATCAAATTGTACAAATGATTAATAATATAATAAATCAGATGACCAAAACTGGTACTTACTATGCGTATAATTTGTATAGATAAATAATCATTAACGTTGCGAACAACATTATGACC